TGATCTTCTCCACCGTGGCGTCGAAGTTCCAGCCCAGAGTCTTAGCCTTCGCCTCAAGCAGCGAGACCTCGAGCTGAGTCGTGGAGTCGCTCATGTAGAGACGAACGGTTCCATGCCCCTGGTGGCCTTTGATCTTGTCGGACGAGTCGTTCAGGTTGATCGACAGGCCGTCCTCGGAGATCCAGCCCATGTCCTCCATAGCCGTGGGGACGGCCGAGTCCAGAGCGGTCACCGGGTTCAGCAAGT